AGAGATAGGAAGCCTCCAGAATATTGCACCATTCGTAAGTAAAGCATGAAATAAGATTGCACGCCCTGGAATACTTGCAATAGCAAAGACCACACAATCTTCAGTTTCTCCTTGATGTTCTCGTAAGTCATATAAATACTCCCTTCTTATTTTACAATATATAGGTGGTATGTTAGCATTTAAATAAGACATTACAAGCTAACATTTCCATCTTCTTCTTGCTTGTCTTAATCTTGAATTAGGGTCTTTTGCTGCTTTTGGAAACATTTTCATTTGACCAGCAGATCTAGCACAATAAGATTTTCTTCTTGCAGCTCTTTTAGGTCCTGGACTATCTTCTGTTACAGCTGTAGATAATTTAGAACCTGGATTCATTCTTCTATATGCTTTAACACCAGCTTGTGTCATTCCAGCACCAGCTTCTGTTGATCTAAAATTTTTTTTATTTCTTGGTGGCATTCCTCCTTTAGAATAAGGAGATACGTTTTTTTTTTCTAATCCTGTGTGTTCTTCTAAATATTCTCCATAATATGAATATGGATCTAATTTATCAAACATGATAATTACTTATCTATAAATAATGTGATATTTAAAGCGCTTGTGTTTGCAGTTACACCAATACCATCTATGATGCCAGTGCCATTTCTTTCAGCATAAAGAACACCATCTTCTGGTATATTTAATGTTTCTGTTCCGCCTGCACCAACGGATACTGCAATATAAACTTGTGTGTTAACTGATGAACTAACAGTTGTAGCATTTGCTAGTCCATTAATGACTGCTGTTCCTGCTGCACCAGTAGATTGAATCATGAATCCTCTTAGTCTTGTAGGACCTGTAAATAAAACTTTATCTGTTTCAGTACTTGCACAAATGACTGGTTTTACATCTGATTTCATAGAACTAATTTTACATTAAAAATACAGGGGCGTAAATACGCCCCTGTATATTAATTTTCTTATACTCCTGGAGATCCGAAGATTCCTCTAGCATCAGACCAGCCGAAACTGTATCTTTCTCTAGCTTTGAATCTAACGTTACCAGTGTCAAAGTCTCCTTCAATCGCTGTTTTAATTGGCGATCTTACGAAGTGCTTCAAACCATTTGGAGCATCAGTGATAATGAAGAATGCATCCGTATCAGTTAAGAAGTGGTTAACTCTATAACCTTGTGGAATCATTCCCATATTCAACATTGCATTGATGTCGTTCTTAGCATAAGCGTTTGAACCACCAGCAGTTGTTGATAATGGAGTTTTAAGAACTCTCTCAGCAGTAAATTGTAATTCTTTTGGAATAATCAATTTAATACCTTGAAGAGCGATTTTTAAACCTCTCTCATCTACAAAAGCAGCAATGTCAATTAATGATTGCTCTAATGAAGTTTCAGACAAGTCAGCAGCAGTAGAAAGTTCATTTCTGAAAGTTCCACCATTTGCTAATGGATGGTTAGTAGCACATAATTCTACTCCATCACCACCTGTGTAAGTACTATTAAAAGCATTGTTTAAGATGTCTGCAGCAATCTGTTGTTTAGTTTGCGACATTGATCTTGCTAATGCTCTTGTGTACCTAGACGCAAGTCTGTCGTAAAGGTTATCTTCAATAGCCTCCTCAGTAATAGCAAATGCTAACGCATAAGTATTATGAGTGTATCTTGAAGTATACGCTTCTGTAGCATCGTCAAACACTACTGGAGCACCTTCACTTTTAGCAGCCGCAGCAGCGAAACCAGATAACATTACTTCTTCTTCGAAAGCTCGATCAGAAGTTTCTGTTAAAAAGATTTCAGCATGCTCGTTGTCATATCTGTTATATTCCAGGCCGAATAGGGCATTCAATCCTGGCTCTAGCTCTTTGACTAGTTGCGAACGTGATATAGCCATAATTTATTCTCCTATTATATACCTGTTCCACCTTGACGGTAGAAATGGTTGTTGATTCTAACAAGAACTCCAACATTGGATGATGCGTTAACATCGCTGTTAAATACATCTTGTGATATATCAATTGCTTGAACCACAAATGTTCCTGCTGTACCAGATTCAGACACATCAAGAGTTACTTTAGAAATTCCTGTTTGTGTTGAACCTGTTTCGTTAGTTATGGAATAGTTTCTAAACAAATCCGCAACAACAAAAGTAGCATCAGCTTTTACTTCATATACAGTATCTGGACCATCAATGACCATAGCGATAATATCGCTAGCATTAACAGAACCTGGATAGTAATTACTAAAAGTTGGTTTTTGTGTTGTTGGATCTGTATAAAAACAACCATTAAAAACGCCTACAACCGCGTCTGAAGTGTTTGCAACAGCTCTTGAAATTGTTCCAGATGTTAGTGGCTTCACTAAATCACCTTGAAAAATTGCAGTAGTATTGTTTGCAGCAATTCTGTAACGGTTTTGAGCGTTAATAAATGGGCTTCCGTTCAGTTGTCTAGATGGTCTTAGACCATATTTTTCAACTACGTTTGGCATATTTATTTTCTCCTTTTAAGTTTTTATACAGTGGTCGACTTTTGTCAAAAAATTATGACTTACGTCCACCACCAAAAGTTACGCGAGATTGTCTACTAATATTAATAGGCATCTCCGGTCGTTGTTCCTTCATGAGATCATTATCAATCGCGTTTAATCTATCTCGAGTAATTCTTCTGAAATACTCTGCGCGTGATCTTGCGATCTCTTCCGGTATCCTAGCCAACACTAGGCCAGCAACCCCGATCAACCCTGCGTATCTTCCGTCATGGATGACTGGATAACTATGTTCACCGATTTGATTTTTAATCTCTTCGGATCTTACAAATACCCAACCTTCTCTCATTTTCTTCGACACATTTGCAGTGTCTTGAAAACCCATTGACTCGACTCTTATCCATCTATGGATAAAGCCTTCTGGCGCAGGTGGTGCATCCAGAGATGATGGTGGCGTCCAAGGTTTAGACCTTGTTTGTTTTACTTCTTCAGACGCGCGTGAAGTTCTTTTATTTTTATCGCTCATACTAATTAGCCTCCTTCACGTATTTAGCGTATTCTTCTAGTGGCACCCCTAATTTTTTGGCAATAGCCACCTGTGATTTGGTGAGTCTCACAGTTCTGCGTCCCTCCTGTTTTCTTCCAGCGGAAGCAACAGTTTGAACGGGTTTTCTTTGTTCTTGAGCAAACTTATGTGGAAAAGATTCCGACATACGTTTGTTTATCTCATTATAATACTCATCGCTCTCTACTTCAACACCCATGCCTACTAGATCTTCATGGATGGTAAAAGCTGCATTTGTCATGATTTTATCATTGCCAAACCAAGTATTTTTTTGAGCCCACGATCTAGCTTTTTCGCTAGGTTGTGGTGGAACTTGTTCAGTATTAGCTTCAGGTTGAACAAAACTTTCAGGTGCTTTTTCTTTAACCTGTTTTAGTCTTTGTTCTCTATCAATGACTACTCTTCTTGCTTTTTCTTTTTCAACAGCAAGTCTTGTAAGCTCATCAGTTGCCTCCATAATTTTAGTGGAGTCTTGAGCTTCAGTAGCTTCCTTAAGCTTTATTTTAGCTTGTTCTCTTTGAGCGTCAATTCTTGCTTCATATTCTTTAATATAAAGTTCTTCTCCAGAATCATACTTTTGTTCAAACTCACTGTATTTCTTCTGTAACGCTTTCGCATAATCTAATGCAGCTTTTTCTCTGCGTTCAGATTCACGATATTTTCGAGTTAGCTTATCTATTCTTTTTTGAACACCTTCTGATAGATTTGATAAATCATCAGGGTCTTCTTCTTTTTTTGTTTCAACTTTAGGTTGAGAAGTTTTTTCTTGTTCATCAATTACGATCTGTGCTTTTTCTTCTTTTTTACTATCGTAACTAGTATAACCAAGATCTACTTCACCAACATTAAGGTTTGTTTCTTGTTTTTCCTTAGGTTGATCTTTTAATTGGATTTCTGTTTCTTTAACGTCATCCAAGTCTAGTTCAACTTCAGGTTGTTTTTTAGTTTCTTCAACCATTTTTTATCTCCTTAGTATAGATGAAGAACATCAGATGGTTTTCTAACAATACCTATAATTTCATCATCATTTAAAATACGGTGTTCACCATATTTTGTTTTGAATCTTGAACCGGCATATCTGCCATACATAATAAACATTCCGACTTTACACCAAGCTCCGTCAGGAAATTTTTCTTTGTCTTCATAACAAAGAGTTCCCATCTTGATTACTAAACCAACAACAGTTGTCATTTGAATAGTTTCGTGAGTTTGTTCAGAAAGTAAAATACCTCCATCAGTTCTATTCTTTCCAGAATAAGGTCGAATTAACATTCGATACCCAACTGGATCAGGTAAACTGTCTAAGTATTTTTTTATACCTTCTGGATCGGTAGGAATTTTAATACCTTCGTTTTCGGTATCATCGGTTTTAGGAAGGATGAGTTCCTTATCAGGTGTTATTATCGTCATCGACATTCTCCTCTTTTTTTAGCAGGTCTTTAAGATC